GGGCTGAAAACTTCTTTGCCGACTCAGCCGTATCGGTCGTGTCAGACGAAAGGAAGAAAATCGTCAGCAAAGAGATGGTGCTCGACCTCGACAAGATAGCCGATGCGCCAGCCGTGCTCTTCAAGTGGCGCGACAGACAGGGAGATACCGAGCACGTGGGCACCATCGCCCAATACTGGCGTGATGTGATGCCACAGGTGGTGTGCGAAGACCATGAAGGCAATCTCTCCATGCAGTACGGCACGGCGGCACTCGTAGCTGTCATATCCGTCGCCCGAGAACTACGTGAAATCAAAAAACTGTTGAAAGATCATGGGATTCAGTAACGACATCATTTCGCTGCCTTACACGCTTGACGACGCTTGCGATGCGTTTGACTATCAGACAGACGACTTGCAAGACTTGTTCAAGCACGGCGACATCAACCGATGGGCGAGATACAAGCCTGTGGAGTATTACCTCAGCGGGCCTTACGGATTTGCCCTGAACGAATACCAGCGCATGTCGGTGAACTACGGCATCGGGAACATCCCCTATTGGAATACGAAGCAACTGGGACGAATGCTCAACTTCTGGTTTGGTATCGACACCAGTCCAAGCAATGCGCCAGAAATAGGCGTTGTGCCCGAATATTGGAGCTACACACGACCGCAGACGGCCTTCAGACTGAGCGACCTGATTGAAGACCCGACTGACAGTAGTTCGAAAGGCTACTTCAAACGCGCCAAAGAGCCGCTCGGCAATCTCAAGTATTCGACGGTTGAAGTATCGCCTGGCGGGTACATGACATTCATATTCGAGAAGAACGAGGAAGGCGTGAGCGAAGGGCTGACCGTGAAATACGAGGACTTGCAGATGGGAGGATATTCGGTCTACAACATGTATTTCGGCTTTTCACTGTGGAACCGACAGACAAGCGCAAGCCTGAAGAAACTATACACCATCACGCAGAACGATACGATGGTTTCGTTTCAGCAGATGGGTGCAAGCGTTCACGCCTATACTGAAGACCCACAGATAGAGGGCGACTACGACATCTTCCCATTCGCCAGCGCGGACATCATACGTGGATCACAGTCGCCAAATCAGCGCGACATCTATAAGATGGTGACGACTACGACCACACAAAGCAACTACATCGCGCTGGTGGAGCCACAAAGAGTGCATATACAAATCAGATGGGCAGACGTGAAAGTGCTGTTCCTCTCATCATACAGAGACGAGTCGAAGCCAAGAATCATCCGCAACAGCTTTACACTGGATAACGCCATGAGCGACTACAACGTGACCATCACGAAGATGACCATCGAGTATCTGAAAGAAGACTATACAGTGGACTACACGCAGGACTTGACAAACTCAATAAACCTTGCAGCAGGCTCAAGCTATGCAGGCACGGCAGACCACGATTTCGGCTCTGCTGGTTCGAGTCACATCAAGTCGACGCGAATGACCATCGTGACGCTCTCTGGCGTTGTGTTCTTCAGTTCTGGCGCATCAGCAAAAACGGCACAAGTGACGGACGGGCCTACACCAGAAAGTTAAACCCTGATTCCTGCCGCCAGTAAACCCAAGAACATGAAACGCACGATTATCAGATACAAGAAATAAAAGGTATATGAATACACTCATCATCATTGCAGCCTTCGTGCTGGCTATCTACGTGGCGGTGGTCATCGCCGTCAACAAACAGATACCGAACTCGCTGAGCGAGTCAGTCTATTACCTGCCTACGAAAGGGCAATGGCTATGGACGGCAGTCATCGCCATCATCGCGCTTTGCACCATCCCGCCATTCGTGTCGAAGACCATTCCCGCCATCCAGTGGCTGGCGTTCCTTGCCTGTGCAGCACTCGCTTTCGTGGCCGTCTGTCCGCTGATGGGTAAGCCAGGCAATCCCGACGACGGCGACGGCTCCTATGGCGTCCACATGGGGGCTGCTATTGCCTGCGGGGTACTCTCACAGATTTGCGTCATCGTGACGAATCCCTGGTTCATGTACGCATGGGTGCCTTGGCTGGTGGCCTTCGTATGGATCACCAAAGACGGAAAGTGGCACACGGCCATGTTCTGGGCAGAGATGACATGTTTTGCAACAGTTTTAATATTTGGTTTATTATAGAGTAATAGTTTAGTTTGTATTTTAATTTTTCTTATTATTGTAAATGGTGATAAGTTGGGGGAGGCAGCGGCCTCCCCGTTTTTATTACCAGTTGACGGTCTCGTCCTCCACCCACTCATCATCACTGCCAAGATTCAGCGTGCGACCAGCACCGACGATGCCACCAGCGTAGGAGGTGACATGGTTACGCTGTATCGGCATGTCAGAGATGGTCACGCTGCCGATGGTGCTCTCGTCTGTGGCCACGAGCGCAACGGTCATATCCGTCTGCCAGGGTGACGCGCTGCTGATGGTATAGAACGAGGCGGCGAGTTTCGTGGTACCGATATAGCTGCTGGGGATATTGACGACCAAAGGTGTCGGCGAATCGGCCACACATTCGCCCGACTGATAATTCAGGCCATAATACCATGAGGAAGGTGACACCACGAGCTTTGCAGCCCCATCTGGAACGACATCAGTCGCACTGACTCGCAGACGACCGACGCAGCGCGAGAGCGACACAGGCTGGCTGCTGCCTGAATTGGGTTGAACATTGAGCGACAGGGAGCCATGAAACGTATCACGCACACTGCCCCATGTGATAGTCTTTGCATCGGTATCAACGACGGGATCAGATCCGCGAGAGGCGACGAAGTAGAAGGTGTGTTCGCCATAATCGAGCGAGAGCGACGGAGAACCGAAGGTGGCATCTGTGCTCGCTTGGTGGACGGATTGCTGGAAGACATCGCCCATGTAGTCAAAAATCCAGAGGTCTGTCATCGTGAGCTCCGTCAGCGTGGCGCGAGTCTTTGCCCGCAAGCCTGTGAAGTCGAAGGTGACGGTTTTCTTTTCGAGCGTGTCAGCCCATGCGACATTCACTTTGGCTGTAGCATTTTCTTCGCCGTCAGTGCGGTTGCACGACGAAAGGCAGAGGTTTAAGAGACTGAGGGCAATCACGCCCAGCAAGAGATTCACAACGAGTTTGTCGCGGTGCGACAGGTTAAACACTTTTTTCATAGTCGTTTTGTTTTAAATAGTTTATATTTAAGGGAGGGGAGCACACAGCACTCCCCTTTGTCCTTTTCAGTCGAGCCGCTTGATGTAGACGTAGCCAAAGTAACACTTTTCATCGTCATCATCAAAACCTTCACAGACCTCGCATTTGCATTTGTACGGAAATTCATTGGCAGTGAGCGAGCGCACGAAGTCGGTCTGTTCGGTTGGTACATAACCAAGGTGGTGTCCGTCGATAGAAACTACCTTGATGGCATTCTTATCGTACTCGTTTTTCGGTTCTGGCACCAGAGCTGCATCGATAAAGCCTTTGTAACGATTCATGCCATGCCTGAAATTCATGCCAGCCACCTTCAGGATGCGGAGGTTATCGAAGATACTTAGATAACCGCCATCAGCACGACGCTCAGGCCATGGACCCGTGTAGGTATTGCTGAGTATTGCACCCCTCACGAGTTCATTCCCTGCAACTTCAGCCTGCCGAAGTGCTTCCGCTTTGGTTAGGAATCCGACGGCATTTGCAATCAATTCCTCATCTTGATTAACATTCTCTTTGACGGTTTTACTGTTTCCATGACTGAACACGGCAAAAGCCACAAGGATACAGACGGCCAACAGTGCAAATAAAAATAGTGTCATAGCTTTTATATTTTAAGGGTTAGACATTCTTTTCCGTTTCTTCGTTTCGAGCTTCTCTGCTATCATGTCGAAGTCCTCATGCACCGACTCCGCCAGCACCTTCGCATAGCGTTGCGTCTGCGTGATATTCGTGTGTCCGAGCATCTTCGAGACATTTTCGATCTTCACCCCATTGCGCAGCATGTAGGTGGCGAAGGTGTGACGGGCGAGGTGTGAGTGAAGCCGTGTCTTGATACCAGCCATCTGTCCGAGTGCCTTCAAGTGGCGGTTATAGTCGGCATTGGATAACTGCGGGATTTCCCAACCATACTTTTCGAGAATCTTCACCGCCGGAGGGAGAAGTTGTGAAACATACGGCACACCAGTCTTTATGCGTTCGCCGACATGCTTCCATGCTTTGCCATCCCATTTATAATCTGATACGTCGAAGGCCTGCATATCAGAGTAAGGCAGACCCGTGAACATCTGGAAGATGAAGAGATCATGCACGACATCAAGTTCTGAACCTTTCGGCAGTATGATAGCCTCGAAACGTTTCATTTCTTCCTCAGTGAGATATTCCACGTTTTCTTTTTCACCTCGCTTGAACTTCCCCTTCAGGCGGTCATAAGGGTTTGCGTCAATCTTTCCAAACGACAGCGCACGGTTGAGCAGAGCCTTCAGACACTTGTGGTAGTTATAAATAGCGGCATCGCTCAGCTTTTCAGGCTTGGCACCAGCTTTGCGCCTGGCATCGCTCAAAGGCTTTGTGATACAATGCAACCACGCATCGAAGTTGGCGATATTCTCGACGGTCACATCCTGCCACCGCTTCATCCGCCCGAAAGCCTCCAGCCG